GGGCAGCTGGAGTTAAAGGTTATCTTTACACGGGAAAGGCTTCGGCCGGACCCCTACTAAGTAGAGATACCTGCGAAAGTTCTCACGAGATATTCCTTAGGAATATCCAGCGAGACAAGTCCCGTTTTCACCCATTCTGCGAACGAAGTTCGAGATGGGTCGACCGGGTAACCGAACTCATTGAGTTCGGGTAGCGGAGACGATTCGTCGAAATCGACTTCATCGAAGTCGTCGAATCCTATCTGTGCCCAAGGAGGTAAACAACTGTAGACCTTAAAGGTCTCAGCGTCTATTCCTTGGACAAATTCATTGAACTTGATCTTCTGCTCCCTCGTTAAGGGAACAGATCCAGCCTTGTACAAACCGTTAAACAGTTTTGTCCAACGCTTAGACCAGCGTTCAATGTTAAATCGGAATCCCTTAATGGTCTTCTCGTTGAGAAGATCATTAATGAACACCGACTTCCGAATGACCTCGTCGAGGTCATCGGAAAATATCCACCCCTTTCTCCTCAGCTCAGACACTACGTGCCTGGCTGGTAGAGAGGCGGAAATATTGGCCATCTCCCTTGCCTCTGTCAAAGACATAGGCTCAAGGAGAGAGAACCAATTATCGAACACGATACGCCAGCCCTCGTCGAGGGCGGTACCGTGGAATGACTGATTCCTCGACATAGTCGAGAGAAGAGTCTTAATCTCCAAAGGGCATTCTATACGTTGTATTTGAATGCCCGCCCACTGAAGGGCCTTAGGCCATTCAGTGGTAGGGAGATATTGATCCTTTCGGTACGAGATTCCCGCACCCCCAAAAGGGATCGGGATTCTTAGCACCGACCAGAGCTTAGTTCTGGTCCTACTAGGTAGGAAAGGATACATTCGATCTATGAACCTATGGTACACTAGATCGGAAAATGTACCTCTAAGAGGTACATCTAACCATTGGAGAGTCTTCATCAAAGATCTAGACTTTCCAAGTGCAGGATTCCTGACATCCTGAAGCTCCTGCGACTTAGTCGTAGGAGACATCAGCCGTAGTTTGACATAGTCAACACACGGGTTGGAATCCTTAAGATCCTGGTTATTAGTTCCAGGGTCGATAGAAAAGTTGGCACGCGCATCTATGATGCGTTCACAATAACGCCCTAATGTCTTGGACAAAAGGGCTTTATCGCCGATTTTCATACCCATCTTAGATAGGTATATCATGATCTTTTCCAGATAGGCCATAGGCCCTCTGGCAATAAGATCGTCACCGGCAATTGCGAAGCAATGCCAGGTAGGTTGCTTGATCACGCCTGATTCCGAAGGAATCTTTTGTGACTTTCGCAAAGCAAGATCCTCTGCGGTTAAGCCGTAGAGGGTCAGAACCACCTTGGTTAATGGCTCCCCCATAAGGGAACCTCTCGTAGAGAGTAGCCATGAACCATCAGGATACTCAATCAGCCTTGAACTACAAAGTAGATCAACGCAACGATTGAAATAGATGGAATCTCCTAAGGAGAGCCCATCTAAAAAGCCCTTTAGAAGTCTCTTAGAGACAACGAAAGGACAATGGTCCGTGGATTCTGAAAGGTCATTGCTAAGGGTGTAAGTATCCTTTGGATATTCACACTTCATAGCTCTCTTTAAGAATCCATAGACTTGATCCCCTCTCGTAAATCCATCGGATGCGGGAGGGTAAACTGCTAGACATTCTCTAAGAAAATGTCCGGCAGGTTGAAGGAGTCGTCCCAGCCACCATTCGGAGGCTGTGACGATCCTAACTTTGCCGCCAGGCTCCTGCACAGCAGAAGCCCGGCAACAAACCACACCAGGGGAGAAGTCTGGTCTAAGACCACCCGTTTTGCGGGCAACTTCTCCTGCGATGTACATTATCTGCAAGGCTAAGATGTCGTCGACACCAACCTTGCCGATACCAAGTCCACCGTCAAGGTGATCAAATAAATTCCCTTGGAGGACCTCCGATCTGTAAGCATGCTTATAGAAAGGAAGCTCCCCATTGGAACTTACCATCTCACCGATGAAGGAATCGTAGATTCCAGGCGGTAAAACTTGATTTAATCCGGAGACGAGGTCTTTGCTCGCTTCGCGAGCGCAACCTCCATCTTTTCTACTACATAGAAAAGATCCGGAAGTAGAAAAAGAGAAATGAGCCTTAGGCTTAACATTCCTCTCTTCCATGAGAGTTTTACATCGGCGACCAAGTCGTCGTGCGGAACTTTCGAGCTCGACCAGGAACTCGTTTCCAGGGTCATCATAAGGCTCACTAAGTGATTCCTTATGTTTATCGAACGTCTCCTCCACCTTTTTCTTAGAACCAGGTGGAAGATGCCGTGTCGAAATCAAATGACCAAGTCTGACTAAGTCAGCTTTGGTCAAATCTTTGACCGATGAGAAAATCCTATCTGTGAAAGGATTTCCTGAAAGGTCAATTAAATCAGTTCTTGTCTTTAACAAGGACTGATGATCCATCCCAGAAACCTCATAGAGGATTTTCTGGGTATAAGCCTTCCAACAGTCTATGACTGTTTGGACGGAATAAGTGGCCGTACTAATGATCCAACGGACCAATCTCTTCATTCTCTTCAAGCCTGCCGGGGAGCAAAACTCCTCTGGTGTGGCGAGAAGGAATGAATCGATCAATCCTTGGACCAATTGGTCGACCTCTCTGATGTGCCTCTTACTTCTCTTAGAGAGGTGAGAGGCAACATTATTAGGAAGGCCTAAGGCCTTCATAAATTTCACCAAGTGTCCACGGTCTTCCTCTAAGAGGAAGTTAGATCGTCTCTTTGAGATGATCTTACCGTGGTGTCTCAGATCCATTAAGCTCGATTTTCGAGCATCAGGGAGAGTATAAGAGACTACCTTAGGTAGTCCCTTATACCCGGGTTCAACCACACACTGTGTGTGTGGAAGAATTCGGTCCCATGGATTTGATAACCCCCAACCCCAGCCCCGTAGGGTCTGTGGCGCGCGGGGGTAACTCATTCCCAGCTGCTTGCTT